TTATTGTGGTATCACCAAGAATCGAACTCGGGACACAAAGATCTTCAATCTTCTGCTCTACCAACTGAGCTATGATACCATGTTGAACCTTCAACACTTATATTATACTACTTTTGATTGGTAAAACCAAATCAAATAATGTGTTTTTTTAGTTGAATAGGAATTTTTGTTTCCCCACTGTGACTCGAACACAGGACTCTCACATTAAAAGTGTGATACTCTACCAACTGAGTTATGGGGAATTTTAAGTGAGAATATTAACATTAGATTTATTAGAATCTAAAAAGTTTTCTAAAAAATGTTAATAAACTCTTTATAAACCATTATTCTTATTGAATACATTTAAGATTTTGAAAGTACAGAAAGAACTTTCCAATATTCAAATACAGAAAACTTTTTTGCCATTTCTTTCATTACTTCATTTGAAGTAATAACAAGTATATGGAGTTTTTCAACACTATCAACATCATAACCCAACAAGGAAAGAAAATTAAGTAAATCCTCAGCATTTGAGATTTCGTATTTTACTAAATCTTTAGATGTCATATCCACAGTATAATCAGAATCTTTAATACGCACTTGACATTCACACACAAGACCATCATCATAATCATCACTATAGTAACAGTCATAACGGTCAGGTTCAGTATGTTTATGATAAGAAGTCACATTTAAAATTGGAGTTACACCTTTTTCCATAATTTACTTATTTAATTTTTCAACAATAACCTTCAAGTCACTAATGATACCTTCTAATTCTTTTGTGTCTATTTCTTCTCCAATAGATGCGAGTGCGACTTTGATGCCATTCTTTTTAGGTTTATAGAACCTAAAAGTCATTCTTTCTTCTCCCCATTTATCCCAAATAACTAAAAGAAAACTATTTTGTTCATCTTTTATATTATAATAAATAGAGAAGTTTTTGAAACAGTTGTATCCTAAAGAAAACAAACATTCATAAATCTTGTTTTGACTAATATGAAATTTTTGCTCAGCAAACAAAACAAAATCTTTCATGTCTAAGAAGTCGTTTTTCGTTCTATCTAAAAATTGGGGCATACTAATCATATTTTATTTCTTTTTAACTACAGATTTAGGTTTATTATTTGGTTTGGGTTGAATCTTAGACGGAGTTGGTCTCGAAACATAAACAATCTCAGGTTTCTTACTTAACTCAACTTGAAGTGCCTTAATTTGAGTTGTCATCTTGTTCAACTTTTCATTCAACTCATTACTCACCTGCTTTTCGTTATTAACGATAACCGTTGTAATGTTATTAAGCTTTTTAGACAAGCAAGTGCAAGCAGGGTCATGAATAATATGTTCACTTCCTTCTGTTTTGAACTTGATATAATCATGATTATCAAACTCAAACTTAAACGTTGAACACTTAATAGTGTCTGTTACGACAGTTGATTGATTAAGTCCTTCAACATTTTCCAATTTGGTATTATTGTTAATGAAACCATTTAGGATTACTACACATAGAGCAATAAAACAACCAAAAATCAATAACCCAATACCAAACAATGTTTTATCACCAATTTTTTTACTATTCAGATAATCTACAATTTTCATTTTATTTTACTATTTTACATTACTATTTACTTTGACATCAATGCATATTCTTGTCGTCTACGAATAAAGTGACCAGGTTCTGACGCTCGAGCCGTTTTAATGGCCTGAAGCATATACTCATAATCCTTTTTGTTAACTTTACCATTCTTGTCAAAACGACATTTTTTTAAACGTTTCCAAAATGCTGACTTTTGAATGCCTGCTTCTCCGCAATTATAAACCAAACTTACAAAACCATCAAAAAAACCTTGTGTGACTTTAAAATCATCACCAAATTGCCCTAACAGTCGACGTGCACTTGGAACATAGGTTTTATTCAAGTCTTCGATAAGAAGACGTTCGGCTTGTGCTTTTGTAATCCTAAACGGAGTTTTATCACCCGGGAAAATCACATGTCCATAACCGATTGTATAAAACTTTTCTCTTTTCCCCGTCTTTTTATTACAATACCTATACGCAGTCAATTCACAACCTTCGTACTTTTTAATGATTTCAATACATGCATTAGAAATGTTATATGGCTTTTTAATACCAACAATGACTTTTACTTCTGAATCATCACTCGCAAGATATGTGTTCTTAAATTCTTTTAAAAGCTCATTATATTCTTCTGAAATCACATCCAATGAATCACCACCAAAACTAACAATTTCATTTTGTCTTGACTTGGCAATAATTACATTTTCAAATTTTGGCTCTTCTTGTTTTTCCTCTTTATTACAAGAGAATAACATAAAAGCACAAATTGAACAAACAGCAATAAAACTATTTCTCATACGCCATAATTTACAAAGTTTACATTTAAAATATTAATTTTTCATTACTCCTTTTCATGCTAAATCAAACTTGCTATAATAACAAGATTAACTACATCAACATTATACTAATGTTTTGTATGATTTCCAAATGCGTATTGCATTTTTTTGTTGTGGTAACATGATTCGAACATGTAATTACAGAGTCAAAGTCTGTCGTGTTACCATTACACCATACCACAGTTTAACATCCATATATTAAACAGTCTTTTTTGCTAAGTGTTTAATCATAAAGATGTGTTGTAGCGGAAGCGGGACTCGAACCCGCACGGACGCAATGTCCAAGGGATTTTAAGTCCCTCGTGTCTACCATTCCACCATTCCGCCAAATAATAAATAGTTCAAAGAACGTTTTTTGTTTGTCTTACATTGATATTATACTACAAGACTTCAATATTTCCAAATCTATCTTGGATTTTTTTTGTAAAAATGATAGGTATGTGGCAATCTGTTACACACCTATCATAATCCATTAATTATTTTTTGAAGTTTGGTTGTAGTTCTTTATTATTTTCCATTTTTGGTACCCCTTTAAACATATCATACACTTTATTAACGTTCGATACGTTCCACTTAGAAAGGTCTGACATAAAATTAGAAGAACCACAAAACATTCTAATCATATTTTTCACATTCGACACATCCCATTTAGATAAATCAGAGGTGAACTTTTCAGCAAAGGCAAACATCCAAACCATATCTTTTACGTTTGACACATTCCACTTTGAGAGGTCAGAAGTGAAATTATAATTAAAAGCAAACATACAAAACATATTTGTAACCTTCGAAACATCCCAATTCGACAAGTCACAATTAAAGTAGTAAGCACCGAAAAACATTTTACACATGTTCGTCACGTTCGATACATCCCACTTGTCGATTTTAATATTACGAATGTCAAGCTCGTAAAATAAGTAAGACATATCAGTGATTTTCGAGGTATCAATATCGTTCAAATCTGCATCAATGCCTTGACGTTCAAGTTCTTTCTCAATAATCTCACGTAGTTCATTTTTTGTTTTAGGTCTGAACTTGTTAGAGTTCTTTACATTATTCACAAAATTGAATGTTTCCTTTTCTTTATCAATAATCAAAGAATAGAATCGATTTAAGTATAATCTTACTAATTTTTCTTTGGCACAACATAGACGTTTGCATATATTTTGTTGAGACGTACCTAATTTTTTAGCCAATTCACATTGTGTTATATCTGTTAGCAAAGCTTGATACATAATTTCACCATGTAAATGTGTCCAATTTGATACAATGTCATCAACAAAAGCTGTTTCGACTTTTAACTCAGAATTAATAGAATCTGAAAACGTTTGCACACTTAATCTTTGTATCTTAGTTAAGTTGTCAAAACCGTGACCTGATAAGATAAATGCTTCACCATTGGATTGTCCAATTTTTTCATCCATATAAGATACTTCTCCAATACCAACTGACAAACGCACATCCAAATCTTTATTACCTAAATCAATAGATGATTTTCTAAATCCTGCTCTAATTAAAAGTGCCACAAGCAATGCTTGTTTAGGGTCTTCAACAAGAACTTGAAAACTATCACCACGACCAATTTCCACTTTACATTTAGTGCAACATAAACTTATTTCAGTGATTAAATCATTGATTAATTTAGGCAACTTTCCAAAGTCATTTATTTTAGTAGAGCCAACCACATCTCCTGTAATTACACCTTTCATTTTCTCTTTTTATTTTCATAATACCATCAAAAACAGTTATTTCCAACAAATACAACCTTTTTTATTTGTCATTTAAGAATTATTTTAACTGTTGGTTATTTTTGGGTGTAATTCTTTTTTATTTTCCATCGGAGTTTGTACAAACATATCTTCTAACATTTTAGCATCTGAAACACACCATGTCGAAAGGTTAGATTCGAAATTAATTGCACCATAGAACATACAATTCATAATAGCAACTTTTGATACATTCCACTTGGAAAGGTCAGAATTGAAAGATTTTGCACGAGCAAACATGATAAACATATCATTAACCTTTGACACGTTCCACTTGGAAAGATTAGAGGTAAACAACTCTGCACCAAAAAACATACCACTCATATCCGTAACGTTTGATACGTCCCATTCTGAAAGGTCAGAATTGAACTTGTTCGCTTCGTAAAACATTCCGTGCATATTCGTAACGTTCGACACATCCCATTTTGAAAGGTCAGATGTGAAATGCCAAGCGCAATAAAACATACCACTCATGTTCGTAACGTTTGATACGTCCCATTGGTCAATCTTTATATTCCTAATCTCTAAACCTTGAAATAAATCGGACATATCCGTAATCTTTGATGTGTCAATGAAGTTCAAATCTGCATCAGGACCTTGTAGTCTTAATTCAGCCTTGATTATCTCTCTAAGTTCATTCTTTGTTTTAGGAGAAACTTTCTTAGAGCTATTTACATTATTTGTTTCCATATATTATATATTGTTTATTTAACTGTTAATATTCTACTTTTTATAAACTATGGTTGTTGTTTTATTATTATTTAATATATTTTTTAACAACAATAATCCAACCAATATCATCTATAATACAACAAATCCCCCACAAAAACAGGCCAATTTTCAATGAAGGCATTGCAAACAATGCAAATATATAGCCTATCACGCATACTATGCCAGATACGATTGAACTATTATTATCATAAATTTCTCGTTTCTGTTCGTTCCATAATTGCGACTTAAAGTACATAATACATTTTCCAACAAACATTGAAATAAGTGATGTGTATATTAATGATGCGATAGCAAACACCCAAACATTGAAAGAAATAAAACACAAATACATACCAAGCAAAAATCCACAAAATGATTCTGTAGCAGCAAGATATATGAACCATTTAATTGCTTTATTTCTAAGTTTGCCCCTCCAAATACTACCAATTATCAAAGCAGATACGGAACTAACTAATGCCTCAAATGCTAACCATTGCGTAGGAAGTTGAGATACAATTGTCTTCAACAACACCGGATGAGAATAAGTTATTAAAAGACCACTAATCGCCATTGATAACAATATCCATCTCTGTTTCTCATCAGGACGAATATTAAGCCATTCTAAAAATTTTTTAATTACTTTCATTATTTCTTTCTTGCAATATTTTTTTGTTACTAATTTTTAATCTCCTTAAATAACAAATCTAAATCTTCAAATACATCATAAGGATATTTAATACTAAGATTAGAATAATACAATAACTTTACACCATGTTTCTCACATAATGCTTTCTTTCGCTTATCTCTTTCCAAAGTCTGTTTAAATCCTTTATCACCACCAAAACGTTCTACAGGAAAGAAATGTTGTTTACCTTGGCATTCAATGCCCACCTTATATTCAGGAAGATAAAAGTCCAACGATTGTCTTCCAAACCATTTAAAACGTTTTTGGTAATCATAAGCAATTTCATGTTCATCCAAGTAATTCATCATACTACGTTCCAAATGACTTAAATTACATTTAGGGCAACCTGCACCTTTGGTGTGATCATTAGGTCTTTGCCAAAATTCACCATGCTCATGACAAATGATACGTATCTTAGTATGAGCACCAACATATGTCACTTTAGAATAATCGTACTTATCTCCATGGAGTTCTTTTGCCTTTTTAATAAACTCTTCTTTTGTCAAAGTTCTCTTTTCAATCTCACATGTTCGACAACCCCTCCCATTTAAATGATCATGAGGCCTTTGCCAAAATTCACCGTGTTCAGGACATATAATACAGACCTTAGTTTTATTGTCTATATACTCAACCTTAGAATAATCGTACTTATCACCATGAACTTCACGAGATTTTTTAATAAACTCAGATTTTGATAGACGACGACGTTCACCTGTGGCTTCATTAGCACATTTAGGACAACCGTTACCTTTTAAATGGTTCTTTGGATTTTGCAAAAATTCACCATGTTCTGGACATATAATACAGACATTTGTTTTGTTATTCACATAATTCACCTTAGAATAATCGTACTTATCACCATGAACTTTACGAGCAGAAGCAATCCATTCTTCTGTTGTAGGGACATGTTTACCACTACATTTAGAACAACCAACACCTCTATTATGTTCAGAAGGTCTTTGCCAAAATTCCCCATGTTTTGGGCAAATAATACAAACCTTTGTATGATTATTCACATACTCCACCTTAGAGTAGTCATACTTACCCCCATGAACTTTTCTTGCATCCTTAATAAATTCTTCTTTTGTCTTTTTCTTAGGCATACATTTCAATCAAAAATTATTATTTAACCATTAAACTGAATAAGAAATAACCTTGTTTATTCATTTCTTTTTTTATTTATTACGTTCTGTATTATAAACGTTAAAAAAAAAATGGTGATATGATGATATAAGTCATCACACCACCACAAATATGAAAAGCTAAAAATACACTATTAATTATCGTGATAAAAATACTTCACCAAGATACGAGCGTTTAACTCGTTCACCATAACATTGAGGAGCAGGATTAATATAGCTCTCCAAGAATGAAAATCTTGTTGGGCTACTTCCATCCTTCATTGTCTTTTGTGTGTTCTTATGTAAATCTGTAAAGTATTCTTGTGACAAATCATTAAAAGCAATGTCACCATCAAATCCAAAATCCAAAGAACCATCTTTTTTGATATATTCAGGATTACCGTCAGGGGCTTTTACTAACACACTGTCTTGATTATATTTATTCGCCAACTCAACAGCAAATCGTTTTAAATCATTAAAATCACCAACAGTACCATCTTTATAGTGATTGTATATAATAAATGAACGTTCATATACGTTTTCTTCATGTTCAGTACCTTTATTCTCAATAAAGCCACCATAAACAGGAGTGTAACTATAACCACTTGATTTAATTAAATCCATTAGTTCTTTTATACGCTCACGGTTAATTTGATTTAGCTTATCTTTCTGATGCTTGTCGTTTACATCTAAACCAAAATCATCCCCACCACGACAAGGACTTACAATTACATAACCCTCCTTACTATGTCTGTCAATAAGAGAACGTGCATTCACTTCATTGAGTGAAACTAAATCAGCTTTATTGGAAGTATCTTCACTATAACACTCATTTAAAAAATTACCAATCTTTGCTTTTCTTTTCTCATAGAGATCAATACTTTCACTAAGTATGCCCATATTAAAATTTTATTATATTATTATTTTTAATATAAATAAGTTATTCTTACAAAAATAAAGAACCTAAATAAAACAACCACCTAAAATTAGCCCAACATTTTTTGAAGTTTGGATGGCCAAGTTAATGGATTCATGGCCTTAAAGTCACGGATAAACTGATCCATCTCAGAAACTTTTTCTTCTTTTTCTTCAATTAATTTTCTTTCTTTAAGAGCTTTTCTTTCTTTACGGCCAAAATATAGGTCGTAAACCATATCAGGATTCGCACCTCTGCTAATTGCAATTTTTAAGTATTCAGGTAATTCTTCAGTTGTAGATTTAGGTTTATCTTCTTCAATTGGATAACCACAATTTACGCAAAACTTTGCCTTATCTGAAATTTGATGATTACATTCTGGGCAATGAATTAGTGACATAATTCTTATTATTTTAATAATTAAACTTACATCGATATTATACTATCGTTCAATTCAAAAACCAAATTATTTTTCAATTTTATTTCTTTAATTCCTCATTACATTCTACAATCTCACCATTTTCCAACTTGTAGAATACATTGGACTTAATTTTTTCACCATCAACTTTCTTATGTGCTTCCAAATAATCAATAAGGTATTGCACATCATCATGTACAGTCTCTCCAAGGAATGTATCGTAATTGGGAACATTGCCAAAATACAATAACTTCACCCCATTCTCTTCACATAACTTCTTCTTCCGTTTATCACGTTTAATTAGTTTATCAAATTTCTTGCAAGCCCATTCAACACCTTTTCCTGCAAAATCAATCGGAAAGAAATGTTGTTCTCCTTGACATTCAATACCTACTTTATAATTGGGAAGGTAAAAGTCCAATGATTGCCTTCCTAGCCAATCAAATCGTTTCTGATAATCATAAGTAATTCCAACATCATCCAAATAATGCATCACATCACGTTCTAAATGACTTAAATTACATTTCGGACAACCTGCACCTTGTTTATGGTCACTTGGTGTTTGCCAAAACTCGCCATGTTCAGGACAAATTATACAAACCTTGGTTTTATTATTAACATATTTCACTTTTGAATAATCATATTTATCTCCATGAACTTTACGAGCTGAAGCAATCCATTCTTCCGTTGTAGGAATGTAATTGCCACCACATTTTGGGCAACCATAACCTTTGATGTGATTAATTGGTATTTGCCAAAATTCACCATGCACAGGACAAATAATACAAACTTTGGTACTATTATTTACATATTCTACATTAGAATAGTTGTATTTGTCACCATGGATTTTACGAGCTGACACAACCCATTCCTCCGTTGTAGGAACATAACAACCACTACATTTATAACACCCCTTACCACTTAAATGGTTATTTGGTGTTTGCCAAAACTCACCATGTTCAGGACAAATGATACAAACCTTGGTATTTGCGTTTACATATTTCACTTTGGTATAATCGTATTTATCACCATGAACTTTTCTTGCCTTATCATTAAACTCTTTCTTTGCATTTTCATTCTTTTTTAAACTTCTCATTAATACCCCACATTTAGGACAACCTTGACCTTGTAAATGAGCACTTGGTCTTTGCCAAAATTCACCATGCTCAGGACAAATGATACAAACCTTTGTGTGATTATTCACATATTCTACTTTGGAATAATCATATTTATCACCATAAATTTCATTAGCCTTTTTAATAAAGGGTTCCTTAGTTAATTTCTTAGGCATACATTTCAATTAAAATTTACAATTTTACTATTATTTTGAATAATAAATATCATTGGTTATTTAATTTAAATATAACACATTACAATATAAATAACAAATAAAAAATGGGAAAAGTATGATGATAAAAATCACCATACTACCCCAAAAAAGTGCAAATCTTATTTGAATAGTTTGACAGAAATATTGCACCTATTAGTTATCATGTTATACACAGGTCTTACATTTATCCCAAACGAACCTTACAGTTTTATATTCAAATCTTCATGATTGTCCAAGTTCTATTACATGAGATTGGTGTGGTTTTGTTAAAATTAAACTATAAGAGCATCAGCCCCACTAATATATGAGGCTTATTTACATTTTGTTAATTAATAATTGGTTTTTACAACCTTACCTTTAATCAATTGATAATAAACGTTGGGTTTAATGTTCACCCCATCAACCTTAACTGTTTGCACATCAAGAATCTCATCCTTATCACCAATCTCAGAAAGGA